CGCGGTCACAAGATTGTGATCGCGGGTAAGTCTGGTGTGGGCAAGACCAGTCTTGTCCGCACACTAAATACTGACACAACTTTGTTCATGGATTTGGAAGCTGGTGACGCGGCAATCGAAGGCGTGAAGGTTGATGTCATTCGTCCACGCACATGGCAAGAGTGCCGTGACTTCGCCTGTTTCTTAGGCGGCGGTAATCCTGCACTAAACGATGACGCCCCATATTCTATGGCGCACTATCAGTATGTGTGTGAGGTTTACGGCGATCCAGACAAGTTACTGTCTAAGTATGATACAATTTTTATTGATAGTATCACTGTCGCTGGACGCCTTTGTTTTAGTCACTGCCAGAACCAACCAGAAAATAGATCTGACCGTACTGGCAAGCTTGATACTCGCGCCGTGTACGGTATGCAAGGCCGTGAGATGATGGCGTGGCTGACACATTTGCAACACATTCGTCAGAAGAATGTGATCTTCGTTGGTATCTTGGATGAGATTACTGACGATTACGGCAGAGCCGAATACAAGCTACAGATGGAAGGCAGTAAAACAAGTCGTGAACTGCCCGGAATTGTAGATGAGGTAATCACCATGACAACGCTGACAAGTGATGAAGGCCAACAGTTCCGCGCCTTTGTTTGTCATACGTTGAACAAATGGAATTACCCAGCCAAGGATCGTAGTGGTCGATTGGATATGATCGAAGAGCCACACCTTGGCAAACTGTTAGACAAAATGTCTGGTGGGACAGCGCAAGCTGATAGACCAATGGCTTTTGTAAATCCTAGTGAAGTGGTTATTGCAGAAGGAGAAGAAACACATGCTTAACCTAAACAACGTAGCGCCAGCAGAATACGAAAACACTCCGCTGGAATTAATGCCTGATGGCACGATTGCTCGTGGCATCGTTAAGCTGACAGGCGGCGATATGGAGTTGCCTGAGTTTGGTGCTGGCACTTTCTTTAAGTCGTCTCAATCAACGAGTGCTAAGTGGTTGCCGATTGAGGTCACTATTGTTGGTGGTGACTTTGATAAGCGTAAGGTGTGGCACAACATCTTTGTTGATGGTGACAAGCTATCTGAGCGCGGTGTGCCAGTCGCAAAAGAGATTGGGCTTCGCACATTAAAGAGCATGATTGATAGTGCTTTTAACTTGTCATCTAAGGATGATTCACCGCAAGCACAAGCCGCTCGTAATCTGAACGGCGTCAATGATCTTAACGGTGTAAGTATCTGCTTTGCCATCGGCGTAGAAAAAGGCACTAACGGTTATGCTGATAAGAACAAGATTAAGTATGTTCTTACGGCGGACTCTAAGGGCTTTATTGCTGGTTCAGCGCCAGTTGCCGCTCCAGCGGTAAGCGCACCTATGACCACAGCCGCGCCGCAACCAACAACAGCAACGGCTGGCGTTACACCAGCTTGGGCAAGATAGGAGGTCACGATGTTGGGAAGCATTTTCAAAGCCATCTTTAGTGTTGATGATACGCCTGTACAAAAGCTTGAGCATCCGCGCTATTGTGGGCCGTTACGCGCTTTGATGGAAAGCGGTAGGCCATATACGTTGAGCCAGCTTCAAAAGCGTCTCGGTAAAACTAAAGGCACTGTATATCATGAAATGTGTGAGTTGCGTAAAGGCGGCTTCACTATCACAAAGCAGTACGACAAAAAACTTTCTGTGTATAAGTATCGGATGAACTGATGATCTTACGCGGATACCAAGAGGCGGCTATCAATGCCGCCTCTGACGCTTTAGACAAACATGGCAACACACTTGTCGTGGCTCCTACAGGTGCTGGCAAGACTATTATGCTGTCCGCTCTTGTGGGTAAGCGTCACAAGAAAAATCACAATATTTTAATTTTACAGCATCGTGATGAGTTAGTTTCACAAAACTCCACAAAATTTCACCGTGTTAACGATAACCTGTCTAGTAGCGTTGTTAATGCTTCACAAAAGGACTGGTCAGGCGATGCTGTGTTCGCAATGGTGCAGACGCTATCTCGTGAAAAAAACCTAGCGCAAATGCCGCACATTGACATGATCGTTGTCGATGAAGCGCACCACACTATTGCCGACACATACCAACGTATTATTAACGCCGCAAAGAAAGCCAATGAGGGGGTCCAGATCGTTGGGTTTACCGCTACCCCCAACCGTGGTGACAAGAAGGGCTTACGCGGCACTTTCAGTAATTGTAGCCATCAGATCGAAATCTCTACATTGATTAATGAAGGGTTTTTGGTTCCGCCCAAAACATATGTGATTGATGTGGGTGTGCAGGATGAGTTGCGGAATGTTCGCAAGACTGTAGCCGACTTTGATATGGAAGCTGTTGAGCGAATTATGAACCGCCGCGCTATCAATCAGAAGGTGGTTGATGAATGGCTGGATAAGGCTGGTGATAGAAAGACGATTGTATTCTGTTCCACGATTGTACATGCAAAAGATGTGTGTGAGGCATTTGTTGACGCTGGCGTGAATGCCGCTGTTGTTACAGGCGACACACCAAGTGATGAGCGTGAGAGTATTTTATGCGATCTGGCACATGGCGACATGCAAGTCGTTGTAAATGTCGCCGTGCTTACAGAAGGGTTTGATGCTCCGCCTGTATCGTGTGTTATACTAACTCGCCCATGTTCATACAAAGCCACAATGGTGCAGATGATTGGTCGTGGCTTGCGGACGATTGACCAAGAAGAGTTTCCCGGCGTTGTTAAGTCTAACTGCATCGTTATGGATTTTGGTACGTCTGTGCTTACGCATGGATCACTTGACGATCTCGTTAATTTAGATGGCGCTACTGGTAATAGGGCAGGTGAGGCACCAGAAAAGGTGTGTCCTGAATGTGATTCAGTCGTGCCGCTTGGTGTTCGTGAATGTCCTATTTGTGGACATGAGTTTGAAGGACAAAACGCCGATCCGTTAGAGCATTTTGAGTTAACTGAAATTGATTTGATGGAGCGGTCGCCGTTTCGTTGGATTGATTTGTTCGGCACAGGCTCGTGTTGGGCTGCAACAGGCTTTAATGGATTTACACTTGTAGCACAAACGGGCCACATTTCCGCCGCAATCGTAAAACGAAACAATGGTCGCGTTAGACTGGTTAGCGTTGGCACAACACGACAAGTTATGGCGGCGGCGGATGATTTTTTGCGAACAAATGAGGATAGCACTAGCGCCCAGAAAACTAAGCGCTGGCTTAATGATCGAGTGAGCGAAAAACAACGCGCACAGTTAAATAGACATGGAGTACATGTGGGGGCATTCGACTTCTCATGGACTAAATACAAAGCGGCGTGTATGCTGAATTATGTGTGGAACAGACAGTTCATTGATAATTTAGTCAATAACGTAATTCAGAAAGACATCACCGATGAACAGAGGCAACTTACAAGTGACGCTAAATTTAATTGATGATACTGAAGTTGACATATCTTGTTTTGTGCAAGTAAACGATCCTAATGATGGAGAAGAGGTACACGAATGTGTTATGGACGCTATTACTGATTATATAGAGCGTTACCATAATATGCTTGTTGATGGGGAAGCAGAAATATATTTTGGCGACAGTATTATGTATGTCATAGGATTTAGTCGTATGGAAGGGGACGAAGAAACATGGGGCATAGCAACCGCAGAAGGCACCATCACTCTCCACTAAAAACAATCGGGAAGCTGTTCACCAACATCGGTTGGGAAAAGCGGCTTTGTGATCTGTCTGAAGATGAAATAGTAGCAATCGCTGTAGTAATCCAAGCAATAGAAGGGCTAGAAGATGTCTACTCTAATGACTACCTTACAGAAGTTTACCTCCGATATGGAGGCGGCAGATTCTGCATTGAGAGCGAAGCAGACATACCATTCTGAAGATGCCCAAAACATAATTAAAGAGCTTGATCGGGGCATAAAAGACAAAGAGTTTAAGGCTCCGCGCCGCAAATATCTTGGCGCATCTTCTCTCGGTGATCCGTGCGCTCGTAAGCTTCAGTATAGGTACATGGGGCAAGAGGTTGATGAGGGCCGTGGGTTTCCGGCCAAAACATTACGGACTTTCGCGCTTGGTCACAGCATAGAAGATCTGATGATCGTACTGTTTCGTGACGCTGGATTTGATTTGCGTACTGAGCTGAAAGGCGAACAATTTGGATTTGATACGGCTGACGGCGAAGTTCGGGGTCATATTGACGGCGTTATAGTTGGTGGGCCATTGCCGATTGGATATCCAATGCTGTGGGAGTGCAAGTCTGCATCTGACAAGAAGTTCAATGAATTTGTTCGTAAAGGTGTAGAGATTGCCAACCCAGTGTACGCAGCGCAGGTCGCTTTGTATCAGGCGTATATGGATCTGTCAGAGCATCCGTGTTGCTTTACAGTGTTGAACAAGAACACAAGCGAAATATATATTGAGCTTATTCCATTCAATGCAGAGCTTGCACAAGCTACCAGCGACAAGGCTGTAAACATTATTAAGGCTACCCGTGCAAACGAAATGTTACCGCGTGTAGCGCAGAATAATGATTATTATGGTTGCAGATTTTGTGAGTTTCAGGATACTTGCTGGTCTGAATAAAAAATGGGGGTGCCGTTAGTTGATACCTAAACGACACCCCACGAGGTAAAACAATGCTTAACGAGGTACAATATAATGAGTGTGGTTAGGTTTGGCAATACTACATCTGGTATTTCAGCAAATAATTTAGTAGAAGAGATCTCTCGCCGGGTTCCGAAAAGCGAACAAATTCGTATCTTGCGGGATACGTTTCCTGCTGGTCGGGTTCATGGCAATACATTCTATCTTGGGTCTTTATTAGGTGATCCCGGTCAGTCGTTAAAAATAAACATTGATCCACATTCCCCGCATTTTATGAAGGGGCAGGATTTCAATGGCGGTGTCGGGATTGGGGGTATTGTTAAGATCCTGATGGAAGCGCGTGGCATGAAGCTCGGTGAGATCAAAGATATGTTCAGTACATATCTGGATCATACAGCGCCGCAAGTTGTTCGGGATAACGGGCCAGTCGAAAACCCGTTCAAAAAGCAGTTCAATGCAAACTCTCCATATGACGCTGAATATGTGTACACCAATGCAGACGGTGAAGTGCTGGTATCAGTGCGCCGCTACAATGTAAAAGACGCGGCTGGCAATCCAGTGTTAAATACAAACGGTAAGCCTAAGAAAGAGTTCAGGCCATTTATCGAAGGCTCACCATATTCAAAGTTTCCTGATGTGCGGCCTCTATACAATATTCCAAATGTGTTGGCATCGCGCCGTGTAATCTGGGTTGAGGGCGAGAAGTGCGCTGATGCGCTTAACGCCGCAGGATACACCGCTACATGTACAATTGGTGGTGCAGGTGCGCTAACAAAAAAAACAGCCTCACAATATGATTTTTCACCATTGCAAGGT